ATGGTGTTTTGATTAAGTTACCTGGTGGCAGTTATGAAACCTTCTATAAGATTGATGATATTTGCCATGAGTGGGAGAAAAGAACAAGGTTGACACTGGAATTTGAAGAATACAAGAAAGTATTTCAGAAGGATGTGAACAACTACATCATAGTAACACATGATGGGAAATACAAGTCAAAAGGTGGCTATGTGAAGAAGTTGAATGATTTGGATTATGATTTGCCAATCATCAACAAGGCACTTGTTAAATACATGGTTGAAGGTGTACCAATTGAAAAAACAATCATGGAATGTGATAACTTGAAGGAATTCCAATTGGTAACAAAAATCAGTGGTAAATACACACACATTCTACATGGTGACAAGATTATAAAAGAAAAGTGTGTCAGATTATTTGCAAGCACAAATGAACTGGATGCAGGAGTTCAAAAAGTTCACGCACAAACTGGAAAATCTGCAAAGATAAGTAATTCACCACTGAATTGTTTTATATGGAATGATGAAGTCAACAATGTGAAAGTGCCTAAAAACCTTGATAAATATTGGTATGTGGCACTTGCACTGAAAAGATTAAATGATTTTGGGGTGGTATATGAATGAATTAAATATTGTTTATAACAATGGTCGTGGAAAAATGAACATTTACATGGATTATTTCTTCCCTACTACACAGAAAAACTTCAAGAAAATATTGAAAGTCATTGAAATGGACTATGACCACATGGATGAACACCTTGAAAGGTTGCCAATTTACTTTAATGAACGAATTGCAGAGCTGAAAGAGTTGGCAACAGTGAATGGAAAAGGTTACTGGGAAGAAAAACAAAAGGCTGCTGATTTGGGAAGAATTCTTGAATCAGGTAAATATCCAAATGCAACAAGCGTTCCACAGGAGAAACTAAAACAAATAAAAGAAGAATACAAAGAATGGGCATATAAGGTCAAGAAAACATTGAATGATTATAAGAGTTGTGAAAAGAAGATTGAACAGTTCAATAAATACTTGGATTTATTAAAGCAAAGGAAGTGATGAAGTATGTTTTTCAAGGGATATGTGGAAACTCGTGATAAAAAGTGCATAGAAAAATTTAAGAACAGAACAGACTTCAAGACACTTGAACAGGTTCAATCCTTGTCTGAATATGCAGGCATCCTTGCAACTGATACGATCCTGATTGATATAGATGATAAAGCACAGTCAGACATTCTTTTCAAGATTGTGAAAGATATGCAATTAAGGTGCAGAGTTTACAAAACCACAAGGGGCAAACATTTCTTGTTCAACAATCCTGGACTTGTCACAAGTAATAAAACTCATGCTTTTTTAGCAATCGGCATTGTAGCAGACATCAAACTTGGAACAAGAAATTCTTATTCCATCCTGAAATTTGGTGGAAAAGAAAGAAAAATCCTTTATGACACAGCAGAAGATGAAAAAGCACAAGACATTCCGAAGTGGCTTATACCAGTGAAATCATCAATGGTATTTCTGAATATGGATGCAGGTGATGGAAGAAATCAGGCATTGTTCAACTATATTTTGACCTTACAAAGCAATGATTTTGAAGTAGAAGAAGCAAGGAAAATAATCAGGTTAATAAATCAGTATGTGTTGAATGAACCACTTGCAGAAAGTGAACTTGAAGTCATTTTGAGAGATGAAGCATTTGCAAAGCCAGTGTTTTTCAAGGGTGCAACATTCTTGTTTGATAAGTTTGCAGTGTTCTTGAAGAATAATCACCACATCATCAGGATCAATAACCAACTTCATCTATACAAAGATGGAATTTATGCTCCAGGTCAGGCAGAAATTGAATCAGCAATGATTTCACATATTCCACAGCTTAATAAGGCAAAAAGAAATGAAGTATTGGCATACCTTGACATTTTAATAAGAGATAACACAACACCTTCACCTGCAAGCATTATTGCATTCAGGAATGGACTATACAACATTGAAACTGATGATTTTACACAGTTTACACCTGAACAGATAATCACAAACAAGATTGACTGGGATTACAACGCAAACGCTTATTTCCAGGACACTGATGATGTATTGAATAACATCAGTTGTCATGATAAGGACATCAGGGCATTGCTTGAAGAAATGATTGGTTATTGCCTTTATCGAAGAAATGAACTTGGAAAAGCCTTTATTCTTACAGGTAGTGGAAGCAATGGAAAATCAACACTTTTGAATATGCTGAAAATAATGCTTGGAAAAAGAAATACATCAGTTCTTGACCTTAAAAAGTTGGGTGATAGGTTTTCAACAGTTATGTTGTTTGGGAAGATGGCAAACATTGGTGATGATATTTCAGATGAATTTGTGACTGATGCTGCTGAATTCAAAAAGATTGTCACAGGTGAAACCATTGATGCAGAACAGAAAGGGCAGCCAAAGTTTGATTTTGAACCCTATGTGAAGCTGATATTTTCAGCAAACAACATTCCAAGAATAGGGAAAGGAAGGGATTCAACAGCAATATTAAGAAGGCTTGTAATAATTCCATTCAATGCACAATTTACAAAAGAAGCACTTGGGGAAAACTTCAAACCATACATTGGGGATGAATTAAAAGGTCAGGAATCAATGGAATACATGATTCAACTTGGAATTGAAGGCTTGAAAAGAGTGCTTGAAAATAGAAGGTTCACCAATTCAGCGAAAATTCAAACTGAACTGGATGAATATGAAGAAACCAACAATCCAGTGTTGGGGTTCTTCAAAGAAATAGAAAAAGATGAAATTGAGAATGAGCCAACAGCAGATATTTATAGGAAATACACTGTTTTCTGTTCTGAAAATAGTTTGCAGGCATTATCAAAAGGTGAGTTCTCAAAGCAGGTTAAAAAATACTTTCAATTCACCATTGCAGATAAAAGAATCAATGGGAAGAAATGCAGGGTTTTTGTAGCAGAGTAAAGGAGTAATGTGAAAATAATTTATAAAGAGTTTATAGACAATAAAAATTTTATACTTGAAAATAATGGATTTGATATTGATAAATCTGAATTAAATGATTCAATGTTTGATTTTCAAAAGGACATAGTTAGATGGGCATTGAAAAAAGGAAGAAGTGCAATTTTTGCAGATTGTGGCATGGGTAAAACCTTGATGCAGTTAGAGTGGGCAGAAAAAATTGGTGGAAAAGTGTTAATTGTTGCACCTTTATCTGTTACTACTCAAACACAAAAAGAAGGTGAAAAATTTGGTTATAAAATTACTATTTGTGAAAACCAATCTGATGTTCAAGATGGAATAAATATCACAAATTATGAAAAGTTAGATAAATTTGAATGCAATGTGTTCAATGGTGTTGTTCTTGACGAAAGTTCAATTCTAAAATCATTCACAGGAAAAATTAGAACACAAATTATAGAATATTTTCAAAAAACACCTTATAAACTTGCTTGTACTGCAACACCTGCACCTAATGACTTTATGGAACTTGGTAATCATAGTGAATTTTTAGGAATTATGACAAGATCAGAAATGTTATCAATGTATTTTGTTCATGATGGTGGTGAAACATCAAAGTGGAGATTAAAAAGACACGCAGAATCTATATTTTGGCAATGGATGGCATCGTGGGCAGTATTTATTGATAATCCTGCAAATCTTGGATATGAAGTGGAAGGTTATAATTTACCCAAATTACACATTCATCAAATTATTGTTGATGGGAATGAACCTTCTACTGAAAATCTAACACTTACACAAAGAAGGCAAGCGAGAAAAGATTCATTAGAATTAAGATGTCAAGCAGCTGCTAACCTTGTAAATAGCAATGATGAACAATGGCTTGTATGGTGTGACTTGAATGATGAAAGCCATAGATTATGGGAATTATGTATTGATTCATGGGAGATTAAAGGTTCAGACAAACCAAAATATAAAATAGAAACAATGCTTGATTTTAGTAATGATGAAATCAAATGTTTAATCACAAAACCCAAAATTGCAGGGTTCGGGATGAATTGGCAGCAATGTCATAATATGATTTTTGTTGGTTTATCAGACAGTTATGAAGCATATTATCAGGCTTTAAGAAGATGTTGGAGGTTTGGACAGAATGAAGAAGTTAATGTTTATATTGTAATTTCAGCAAAAGAAGGATGCGTGAAAGAAAATATTGAACGAAAAGAAAAAGATAATATCAAAATGCAAAAGGCAATGATTGAACTTACAAAAGAAATAACCAAAAAAGAATTACAACAAACTTGTAAAATTGTCACACCGTATATTGCAAATATTGAAATGATGTTACCTGAATGGGAGGAGTTTGTAGCATGAAGATTTTAGATCAGAAAATAGAAGAATTTTATAGTTTATATCATGGGGATTCTTGTGAAGTGTTGAAAGGAATACCCGATAACAGTATTCATTACACATTATTCAGTCCGCCATTTTCATCATTATATACTTATTCAAATAGTGATAGAGATATGGGAAATAGCAAGAATGATGATGAATTTTACAAACATTTTGAATTCCTTACAAAAGAACTTTACAGAATAACAATGCCTGGAAGATTATTATCATTCCATTGCATCAATATTCCACTTATGAAACAAAAAGATGGAGTAATTGGGTTGAAAGATTTTAGAGGAAATCTAATCAGAATGTTTGAAAAAGAAGGCTTTATTTTTCACAGTGAAGTTTGTATTTGGAAAAATCCAGTTACAGAAATGCAAAGAACAAAAGCTCTTGGACTATTGCATAAACAAATAAAGAAAGATTCAGCTATGAGTAGACAAGGCATTCCTGATTATGTGATTACAATGCGAAAGCCAGGGGAAAATCCTGAACCAATAGAACACACAAATGAAAATTTTCCAGTTGACTTGTGGCAAAAATACGCATCTCCAGTATGGATGGACATAAGACAATCTGATACTTTACAGAAAAAATCAGCAAGAGCAGAAGAAGATGAAAGACATATTTGTCCATTACAATTAGAAGTTATTAAAAGGTGTATATGTTTGTGGACTAATCCAGGTGATATTGTACTTGATCCGTTTGCAGGAATAGCATCAACAAATTATATGGCACTTAGACTTGATAGAAGAACTTTAGGTGTAGAACTTAAAGAATCATATTATCAGCAGTCAGTGGCAAATTGTGAAATGGCAATGAATGAAGAAATCATTGATATTTTAGATGAAATAGAGGGGGGGTGAATAAACATGAGTAAAGTATATCATCCAAGTCATTACAACATACCAGGTAGAAAGGAATGTTGGGATGAAATGGTTGAAAGGTTTGGAGTAGAAACAACAAAGGTATTTTGCAAGCTGAATTTCTTCAAGTATTTGTATAGACATTCTGAAAAGAACGGTCAGGAAGACTTGGAAAAGGCTGAAAACTACAAAAACAAATTCATTGAACTTGGTGGAACAATTCAAGAATTTAAAGAAGGGATGAAAGGCTATGAACTATCACAACATCACAATTGACGACATGAAAAATGGTCAAGGATTAAGGGTTGTGTTGTGGGTGGCAGGTTGCCCACATAAATGTAAAGGTTGCCATAATCCTATGACTTGGGATGAAAACAATGGACTTGAATTTGATTTAAGAGCAAGGACAGAAATATATGATGCCTTGAAGAAACCACATATTGCAGGAATTACATTCAGTGGTGGTGATCCATTACATCCTGCAAACAAAGAAACTGTATTCTGCTTAATTAAGGACATCAAAAGAGATTTTCCAAACAAAGATATTTGGATTTATACAGGGTACACTTGGGAAGAAATACACGCAAATCCAAATTTACCACATATTATCAAATATGCTGATGTGCTTGTGGATGGAAGGTTTGAAGAAAAACTTGCAGATGTCAATTATCATTGGGCAGGCAGTACAAATCAAAGGGTAATTGATATTCAAAAATCATTAAAGAAAGGGGAAATTGTCTTATATGAAAATCATTAAAAAAGACAAAACAGTTGAATTTTATAATCCACAGAAGATTATAAATGCAGTAACAAAATCAGCACAAAGGGTGATGGTTGAACTTACTGAACAAGACCATAAAATAATTTGTGATGGTGTAATGGCAGAAATTAAACAAAGAAATCTTGAAGAAGTTCCAGTTGCTATGATGCACAACATTGTTGAACATATTCTTGAACAGTTCAATCCTATTGTTGCTAAATCATACAGAGATTACAGAAATTACAAGCAGGAATTTGTTCACATTACAGATGATGTGTTTGTAAAGAGCCAGTCAATCAGGTTCTTAGGTGATAAAGAAAATTCAAATACAGATTCAAGCCTTGTGGCAACAAAAAGATGCTTGATTTTTAACGAACTAAACAAAAAATTGTATAGGCAGTTCTTCATGACAAAAGATGAACTTCAAGCCTGCAAGGAAGGTTATATTTACATTCATGATCAGTCTGCAAGACTTGATACCATAAATTGCTGCTTATTTGATATAGGTTCAGTAATGTCAGGTGGTTTTGAAATGGGCAGTCTTTGGTACAACGAACCAAAAACATTAGATAGTGCATTTGATGTACTTGGTGACATTATTCTTTCCGTAGCCAGTCAACAGTATGGTGGATTCACCATTCCTGAAATTGACAGAATACTTGCACCTTATGCAAGAAAATCATATTGGAAGTACATTGAAGAATATAAAAATATTTTGTATGAATTACCTGAAAGCATACATTTTGATGAAGAACTAATTGATGATTATGCAACAAGTAAAGTTCAAAGAGATTTTGAACAAGGTTTTCAAGGGATTGAATACAAACTGAATACAGTGGGTTCTTCCAGGGGTGACTATCCATTCATCACAATGACATTTGGACTTGGAACAGAACGATTTGAAAAGATGGCATCCATTATCTTCATGAATGTTCACAGTAAAGGACAAGGAAAGGAAGGCAACAAAAAGCCAGTATTATTTCCAAAATTGGTGTTCTTGTATGATGAATCAATTCATGGTGAAGGTTGCATCAATGAAGATGTATTCAATGCAGGTGTTCGTTGTAGTGCAAAAACAATGTACCCTGATTGGTTGTCATTGTCAGGTGAAGGTTATGTTCCTGAAATGTATCAGAAATATGGAAGGGTTGTTTCACCTATGGGATGCAGAGCATTTTTATCACCTTGGTATGAAAAAGGTGGAATGTCACCTGCTGATGAACATGATCTTCCAGTATTTGTTGGAAGGTTCAATGTTGGAGCAGTTAGCCTGCATCTTCCAATGATTCTTGCTAAAGCACGAAGGGAGAACAAAGACTTTTATGAAGTGCTTGATTTCTACCTTGAAATGATTAGAGGAGTTCATAAAAGAACTTATAAATATTTGGGCGAATTAAGGGCATCCGTCAATCCAGTTGCATTTTGTGAAGGTGGGTTCTATGGTGGACACTTGAAACCAAATGACAAAATCAAACCACTTTTGAAACCAATGACTGCAAGTTTTGGAATCACTGCACTGAATGAACTTCAACAGCTTTACAATCAGAAATCTATTGCAGAAGATGGGCATTTTGCACTGGAAGTCCTGGAATACATCAATAAAAAAGTTGCACAGTTCAAAACAGAAGATGGTTGGTTGTATGCAATCTATGGAACACCTGCTGAAAGTCTTTGTGGACTTCAAGTTGAACAGTTCAGAAAGCAATTTGGAATTATTGAAAATGTTTCAGACAGGGATTATGTTTCAAACTCATTCCATTGTCATGTAACAGAAGATTTGACACCGATTGAAAAGCAGGATTTAGAACAAAGATATTGGAATTTGTGCAATGGTGGAAAAATTCAATATGTCAGATACCCTATTCCATACAACTATGAAGCCATTAAAACACTTATCAGAAGGGCAATGGCAATGGGATTTTATGAAGGGGTAAACTTATCACTTGCCTATTGTGATGAATGTGGTCATGAAGAACTTGAAATGGACACTTGCCCTATTTGTGGAAGCACTGATTTAACAAAGATTGACAGAATGAATGGCTATTTATCATATAGCAGGGTTCATGGTGATACAAGGTTGAATGATGCAAAGATGGCAGAAATTGCAGAAAGGAAGTCAATGTAATGAAAGTAAATGATTATCAGAAGGCAGCACTTAGAACAGCAAGCAACATGAATGAACAATATCCAAGAATCCTGAATGGGGTTCTTGGATTAGCAGGTGAATCAGGTGAATGTGTTGATATTGTAAAGAAACACTTATTTCATGGTCACGAACTGGACAAAGAACATATTGCGAAAGAACTTGGTGATGTGGCTTGGTATTTAGCAGTTGCAGCAAATGCCATTGGGTATGATCTTGAAACCATTCTTCAAATGAATGTGGATAAGTTAATGAAAAGATACCCTGATGGGTTTGATAGTGAAAAATCAATTCACAGAAAGGAAGGTGACATTTAATGCAGGCAATCAAAGCACATACAATCATTCTTGATGAACTCAATGGAAAAGGGATTTTGAAAAAGATTGAAACCGTTGCAAGAACTTGTTACAAGTCGGAAGATAAAATCACTGATGAATCAGCACCAAAGATGGTTGCAGGTCTTATAAAAAGACATCATGAAGCAATGCTTGAACACTTTTCATTCAGTGTTAAGTTTGTAGTTGACAGGGGTATTTCACATGAATTAGTCAGACACAGGATGGCATCATTTGCACAGGAATCACAGAGATATTGCAACTATGGAAAGACTAATGGAGAAGTCACTTTCATTCTTCCATTCTTCCTTGATTACAAATCAGAAGGGTGGAACATTTGGCAGGAACAAATGAGAGCAGCAGAAAAAACATATTTGAAAATGCTTGATTCAGGACTTACACCACAGGAAGCAAGATCAGCACTTCCAAATAGTACCAAAACAGAAGTGGTGATGACTGCAAACCTTAGAGAATGGCGACACTTTTTCAAATTAAGGGCAGCAGATGCGACAGGTGCAGCACATCCACAGATGAAAGAAGTCACAATTCCTTTATTGGAAGAACTGAAAACACTTATTCCAGTAGTCTTTGATGACATTGAGGTGAAATAATATGGGTAAAAATCCTTATTTCAACAACAGTGGTTGTGCAGATTCTACTGCTTATGAAGCACTGAAACCTTTGATCAAAGAAGAAACTGCACTGGATAAAAAGGTTCATAACTTAATCAATGTTTTGAAATTCATCATTGACTGGGCAGGTTTTGAACTTATTGAAAGAATTGAAGTCAGAGATAAAAAGACAGGAAAGGAGTTCAAATGAATAAAACAATTGGTTTTCATCATGGAGCATTGAGTGATGATTATGAAAAACAAGCCAATGAACAAGGATATACACTTGGTAAATATGCAGAAGTAGCACAAAAATTAGGTTTTGGTTTAGTAATAAATCATGTTCATGGAATATTAACCGATTCTATGTATGACAAGGCATTACAAAAATTACAAAAAGAAATGGTTAAACGATTAAGAAGGATGGGTGAAAACAATGAAAATGATAACAACTAATAATAGAATTGAACAATTCAACAGATTGATGAATAACATCATTACACTTGAATTCAGGGATTGGTTGCATAGGTACAACTTCTTTACACAGCCTGCATCATCAAAATTTCATGGTGCTTATGAAGGTGGGTTGTTTGATCACAGTTTGGCAGTTACAGAAAAGTTATTGGAAATGAATCTGAACTGGTCAAGACCTGAATCACCTTACATTGTGGGAATGTTTCATGACCTTTGCAAGATTGACCAGTACAACACAATTGTTGATGACGAAGGCACAATGAAATTTGGTTCAGATGAAGTGACTGGAAGAAGTGTCAGGTTTTCATACAATGAAGATTGCATTTTGAAAGGTCATGGTGAAAAGTCAGTGATGCTACTTTCACAGTTCATGACATTGACAATAGAAGAAATTTATTGCATCTGTTATCACATGGGAGCATACGAAACAGACAATTGGAAACAGTATGATTTGGCAATCAAACAGTTTGAAAATGTGTTATGGACACATACTGCTGATATGTATGCAAGTAAAGTTTTAGACATCTAACTGTTCAAGGTGTTCAAGGTCTGTTCAAGGTGAAAATGGTTCACCTTGAACACCTTACATCATAGCAATAGCAAGGG